TTTAGATACTAAATTTGCTGTGAGTTTCAATCTATGGGCACCAGGAGCTGTATAATTACTATATCCCTGAGCATTATCAAGTAAAGTAGTGTCAACAACTGAGTTTACAATTGATTCTGTTGTTGTGAACCCAAGAGCGACATTTGATGGAGTAGCGGAATACTTAGAAATAATAGCTGTTTGTTCTTCAACACGTATGAAGTGACCTCTCTGGTAAATGACACCATCAGTAACAGTAGCAGCTGATCCGGAACCTACTGGAGAGGTGAAACTTGAATTTGCAACCTTAACCTGAGCAATGTAGTTGATAGCTGTAAGACTACCCGAAGATCCAGTTGAGGTTGTTATTGTTACTGTTGGAGCTGTTGTATATCCTGAACCACCATTAGTAACTACAACGTCTTTGATAGATCCGTTAGCATAAGTTACAATATTAGCAGATACGCCAGAACCTGAACCACCACTAAAAACAACTACATCTGTATTATTGTACAGCGTACCTCTATCTCCTATAGATATTGACTGAATTGAATAGTTAGAAGAATATACTGTAAGAGTATCTCCATTTGCATACTGCTTCTTTCCACCTGTTCCTGTATTGGTGTACTTTATGTACAGTGTAGAAAGATCTGGGTTTTGTGTTTCTAAACCTTGAGAAGAGTTAACAATTATTGATGTTAAGTTTGATGAGTCTTTGACGAAGCTATTGTTTGCAAAAGATGATACGGAAACAGGAAAACCATCAAGCTGAAGATCGTTAATTTTAACATAAGGATAAAAGAAATCATAGTTTAGGTTACATCCCTTGATAATAGTTCCACTTTGGTAAATATTGTCACCAAAACGTTCAACTTGATTTTGGAGAATTGTCTGAAGTTGGGTTAATTCTCTAGCCTGCACAGGAACTGCAGGTCTAAATAAAACCCTGTGGAAGTTTTTATCTTCGTTATAATCATCATAGTATGGTTCAACGTTAAAATTAGTATTAAGTGCCATTTATTCCTCTGTTAAAATTCTAAAACCAACTGTATTTTTTCAGTTTGACCAGCAGTTTTTGTTATGGGTGAGAAGTTTTCTATGTACATTACATCGCCTGTACCATGCACTATATCTGGATCAACAAGACCCGATACGTTGAAAACAGCTCCTGAAGTATCACCCTCAATTGTGTAAGTTGTTGATATATCACTTTGGTTCAAGGTACCTCTTTTATTTACCAACCTTACCACAGTACCGTTAGAACTGTAATGATATCCGTTACCACTGGTACCCTGCTGTGTTACCAACTCATCTTCAATGAAGGTACCAGATGACAGAGATCCTAACACTTTAAATGTTTGGTCAATGTATGTAGTTGGTTGTGTTACGGAGTCACATACAGCAGTATAACCACTATTTGCGCCTGTCAATATACCAACCGTGGAATTACCAGCGGCAAAAAAACCATATGCATTAGTTAATTTAACTACTGAATCATTCGATGAGTAAACAACACCATACGCGTTTGATGTGTTAGAGGGGTTCTGAAAAACCACCTCTCCATCAACAAATGTACCTGTTGTTGAACTGATATTTAAAACAACGTTTGCAAACAACGGATCTTTTAAAATACCTAATACTCTAAAATCATTCTCATCAACAACTTTACCACCAGAAACAGAGCTATCAAAAGTGGTGCTAATACCAACGTAATGCGCACCAAGCTCAGCTGCAGCATTACTTCCATGTCCTCCCTTAGGACTAATAATTACTTTCGCAGTTGCTGTGTTGGCTGTTATTGCCGTACCTGTATTAACATTAATTATACCAGTATTCCCTGTGATTGTTACGGTTGCATAATTATAATTCTGACCTCTTGTAACTATCTCTATCCTATGTATAGTATTACTCGATGCATTTACAATCGCTCTTGCAGTGGCTCCTGTACCATCACCTGATATTTGAACAAGAGGGGTGATTTCATATGAAGAAGATGTTGATGGGGCAATATCAAAAACGCTATCAATGATTACTCTTCTTGTCGACCCAGCAACAGTGTATCCCGTGATCATTCTTTGCTGTCCGCTTCCTGGTCCATTCGTAACTTTCAAAGCACTGTTAATATAAAAATTAGCGTTGGAAGAAGCAGACGCAGGATCTATAGCAAACACTAAAGGATTACCTCCAACTCTAACATCTTGAAAAATACCATTACAATAAGAAGCATATCCACTGCCTCTATTTACTACCTCTATACTATCTATACTACCACTTGACGCGTTCGATACAACATTACTATTCACAACTACAGGTATATGCGATGAAGTAGCAAACTTATCATATTGTGCTTGTGTTATTGAGTACATATACTTCCACTGATATCCATCAGAAGTAAAATAAAAATCATCATTAGCACTAGTTTCTGTAGAAAGTGGAGCTGTTATTGAAGCAGCTCCCCTATTATTATCTAAACATTTAAACACACTATAAGTTGATCCCTCATCTACGATAGTGAAAAATGATTTTGAAAACAGCTGAGTGTCATCATGTGAATATTTGCTGAATACTGTGTTAGTTACCCAATCGTGCCTTGGAGCCATTTGAATCACATCATTGGCGGTTATACGTTTACCAGCAATCATATTGTAGAATGGATCAACAAGGGTAGTTTCCACATTATCATATAATGTGGGTGGTGTGTTATCTGAAGGGAATGGCGTGGGATTACCAATAAAATAGTAGTAAATGTTAAAATTTGGTTCAGAAAAAGATTCAATGAACTGATCTACATTGAAAAGTTTTAGATTATTTGTAATAAGTTTGCTCATGTTTCTATGTTGACACCGGAAGTGGTTATTTTAACATCGAGACTGGAAGTCTTAACAACGTTACCAAAAAGTTTTGTACCGGCTAAGTGGCAAAGTTTTTTAAGTGTATCGCCGTATACACTTAAAGGAACACCAGCCTTCACTTGGTAAGAATAAAATTGGTAGAAATCTCCATCATGAATATATTTATCACTGTTTAAGAATCCTCTTGTAGATTTAAAATATCCTTCTTTAAATCCTTGGTTGATCAGATTTGCATACCCTGTTGCCACAAAAGAACTATTTGGTTTTTCCAGAGTGACTAGCTCTCCGTTTTCATATCCAACACCAGAATCAATCACTGATACAGAAGTGATTGATCCCGTAACTATTCCTGCAGTCGTAGTTAATACTGCATTGTTACCCATCAGCGAAGATCCAGCTATTTGAGAAACTGATTCTACATTTGCTGTGGTACCTGAAATACTTCCGGTAATTTGAACCCCCGGAGTAAAACTTTGGTTCAATGTTTTTCTCTTCACAGCTAAGTTGGTTGGTGCAACTGCCAGAACGCTACCTCTGGAAATAGATATCTGATTGTTCTGTATAGCGTTATTAACAAATAAAAACTTTCCGGAAGTCATTCCGACTAAAACGTTTGAAGTTTCATATATTTGATTTGCAGTGACTACAGCAGCGTTAGTAGTCAAAGTCAATATAGTATCATTAGATATAGCATTCACTTGAAAAATTAAATTATTTCCGGAGAATTTGACAAAGCTTCCGTTTGACAAGTTGGTCGTAAATGCAGTCCCAACACCATTTACTTGAGCAGATGTCGCGTTTGCAGATACTGTTCCTGTGAGAGCTGAGGATATCGAAGAGTTAATCAACGCACCATCAATGTTTATAACAGATATGGTTGTATTGGATGAAGCTGCAGTTCCGTATACATTGGTAGTAGCATTTACCTGCTGAGTAACTGACTCTGTTACTGTTAACCCTGAATTAGATCCACTAGTTTGAACTGTATATGAAGGGGTAGAGAAGTCTTGAGTAAGTTCCTCCCCTACAACAAAAACTCCTGTGACGTTTGAAACGCTAAGACTCAAGTCCCTTCTTCCAAGACCTGCTATACCCTGATCTCTAATAAGGACAAAAGGAGGAACATTGTACCCTGTACCTGGATTGATACCTGTCAAGGAAGCAATGGTTCCAATTGAAGCACTCTCTCTTGTTAGTACAAGATTTAAGATGGTGCTGACATTTGCAGTAGGATACTTAGGAAACCCATATTTGAAAGCATTAAGAGGCAAAGTCATCATCTCTCCATTTGTTATGGAAAGAGTGTTTGATGTAGTGTCAGGACCATTAGTAGTCAAAGTCAACACTGTCGTGTTTGTAACGCTATTGACTTGAAATATATTACTATTTCCAGAAAACTTTACATGCGCACCGTGATACAGATCTGTTGTAAAATTTGTTGAGACACCATTAACTTGAGGACTGCTCGAGTTAGATGATACGGTTCCCGTCAATAGAGTGGTGGATATGCTAGTGTTATCGCTAAGTAAATCGAGATTTAAAAATACAACCTCTTCGTCTGTCAGGCTACCAATTGATACGTTTGCATCAGATCCCACTCCGACAACAACAACATTAGCGTAAACATTTGATGTGCTACCGTAGATAAAATTGTAGTTATTAGTGGTGAACGTATTTGAAACTGACGTCAGCCCAATGAATGTACTATTCACACCAACAATCTTACCACTTGCTGTTCTATCCTGAACGGAACCAATCAATGCTGTACTATCTGATATTCTATCAGCCAAAGAAAAATCACCTGATGATTTGACAACAAGAATATTTGCGTTTGATATAGTTGCACTATTTGCAGTTACGTTCGGACCTGTAGTGGTCAAAACAAGTGATATATTATTTGTTACTGAACTAACTTCGTAAATAGAGGTACACGACTGAAATCTAATAAAATTACCGTTGCTTATTTGGCTTGTGAATGTTGTGTTTGATCCTACCACTACATTTGATGTGCTATTAGCTGTCAATGTCCCTGTTATTTGTTTTTGCGTAGTACCTACAATCTGTCCCGTTGCAACGTTTGTCGTAGAGTTAGCACCGACAAGTAAAGAACCTATCGAAAAGAAAGAATTGGACGAATAGATAGACACATTTGATAATGGCTGAAACACAGTCTCATCTATCAAAAACGATGTGGTGTATGTACATGATGAAGTGACGTTAGTTACCTGAAGCATTTTTTCAGCTATCACTGGCTGTGTACTCAGTCTGTACCCACTCCCCCCATCATCAAGAGTAAAAGTAACCTTGCCTGATGTAGTTCCAATGGTATCAACTCTTGCTTTGGCTTCCTTTCCCTTCACATCAGAAATTACATTTACAACATCACCTACATTGAAGTCTCTTCCCGAATCGTTAATGAGTATCTGGGTCATGGAACCGACTACTCTAGGAGAATCAGTCAAGTCTCCATCAGAAGTAATCAACTCTTCGTAAAGAAAATTACCTTTGATATTGGTCAAGTATGCAATATCAATGTATTTTCCTAAGACCGATCTTCTTACAACTCCTTCAACAAAAGCAGTTGCTCCGGATAAAGAACCCGTAACTTGTTTACCCACGAAACTTGCTGTTTTATCAGACAATGAAAGCTCAAGATATTTTGGAATGTACCATTCGCCATCGGATGCTTTTAAAACATCCTTGCCTGGAAAATATATATCAACATCATTCAATCCCCAGACTTCCCTGAAAAGAAGTTCGGTGCCTCTTTCAGTACCCTTTGACCTGTAAAAATCTAATGCATTTTTTACATTTGATCTAGTCGAATCGTAAAATACAGGAGCTTCTACAAGATACTTTTCTTTAAAATGAACTAGAAATTCTTCTATAGTACTATCAATATCTCTGAACTCAAATAGATTTCTAGAGTAGTACACTGCATTATTTGATTGCTGTAACCAATCATAATATTCTTTCACAAAAGCAACAAAGTTCTCTCCCTCCTCTTTGTACAACTGAGGAAAATGATTTTCAACTAATACACTTATTTGATCTTCTATTTGTTTCATCTTCTAGCAGGGGTTGCAGTTATAACGACATCAGATGGATTTATCTTAATAATATATTTCAACGAAGCTGTAAAATCTGTTGAAATTGTTTTAGCATAAAGTTTTATACCGCTACCGGAAAAACTTGGAACATTAAGATTAGAAATCACAACAGATCCTGTCTCATAATTAACAGTACCAACCTTAACAATTTCAATGTGGTTATCATTAGATAAACTGACTATTCTTATGTTACCTAGTCCATCATCTTCCATTATACAAGTTAGATCTCTAAAAGTAAATCTGGAAGAATATACCCCTTTATCTGTTGTGTCTGTATGAGTTCTTTCCGAAGGCGATGTAACAAGTATAGGAGTATTGAAAGATACAGTGAAACTTGAATCTATGTTGGGAGTAGGCGTCAACATGAAATAAGGGATGATTGTTGTATCATTGTTTATTATTGAAGGATCACTAACATCTATAGCAGTCGTAAAGTTACTTTTTCTAAATGTTTTATTAAAATCATCCAAATTTGTAGAATTAAAGTTAATGATTGCATTTGAAACAATTGTTTTTATTTCTTCACTAGTTAACGTTGTGCTGTTATAGTCGTAAAACACTTCACTGGTAACACTAAGATAAGCAAATTCAGGCTGTACAATTTCAGGTGTAATACCCAAAGAAACCTTATCCTGTAAGTAAGAGAGATATGCGTTTTTGTTTACATCCGGAATCCCATCAGATCCTTCTATATCAATAGCAATAAACACTTTCCCGTATTGTGGAGGATCTACTTTTTCACCTCCATAAACAGATAATGCATTAATTTCAGGGAATTGCCTTATGAGTAGTGATCTATAGTCGTTTTCTGTAACGGCACGTTCTTGTGTTGCAAAATGTCTCGGTGCATTGAATTTTATGGAGTCAACTGACTCAGAGACTGATCCACCAATAGCATAGGAATTTGTTACTATAGAGACATTTGAATGTCCATCAATGCTACTATTGTTAATAAATGTATCTGCTCCATTAGGTAGCTCACCATTACATATTCTATATGTTGCTTCCAATACAGCTCCGTTGAGAGGAATTCTTCCTGAACCACCACTACCAAAAACTATTTCATACTGGTCGTTTTCACACGCCTGAACAAAAAAAACAGTTGATGTTGTTTTCAAATCAAACAAAGAAAAGGTCTGGGTATAACTATAAACATTGGCACCACCATTCTCTGTAACTATTAATTCTATGCTTGAGGTATCAATATTTGGATTAGTGAGAACGAATCTCTGACGATCAATAGTACTATTTTTAACAAAAGTATCTGTTACGTATACGCCCTCATATAAATTGACATTGTTAGCATGGAAAACTCCGTTGTTGCTAGACGCAATCACATAGCTATCTTTTGTTACAAAATTATACGTTTCTGAACCAATTCTTGATGTGAATGTTGTTTTTGATGGTATCGTAACTGTGTCCACAGACGTTGATGGCGTTATAGATATACTCACATTAGCATAAGCTGACTTAAATGATCTTGGTAAATAATTTAATTCTTTAGCATGCGAGACTACACTATCACGTAATTGAGCGGTATCTAAAAACATTTCACTAGCCACCATGTTGAGATAGAAAGTGTTTAGATAGGAATTGTAAGCTAAAACGTCTAGTAAAACGCTGATATTCGATCCATCAAAATTGTAATCTTTGTACCTAGCCTGTGAAGCTAAATGATCCTTGAAAGATTGTTTTAGACTGTTGAAGTCAAGGTCAACTAAATTTATTGATGAATTTGCCATTTATCTTATTCTCGATAGAAGGAAGCTTAGAGTGAGTGTTTCAGGTCTATTTATTATGGTAAAATAAATGTCCACGGATACAGAGTTATTGTCTGGTTTACCACTCACTACAGCTTTTTGTAATCTTACTCTAGGCTCGAAATTTTCTATTGCTGTCCTGATTTCTGTCTCCATTGCTTTTTGAGTAAACCTGGTATAGTTTTCAAAAAGTAAAGATGTAATGTTACAACCAAATTCTGGAAAAAAAGGACGTTCTCCCTTTCTCGTCATTACTATATTTTTTAAGGATGTGAAAATAGCATCCTCGTTAGTTATACGAGTTATGTCCCCAGTACCAAAATTTCTATCAAGATTTGTACGGAAGTCGCTATATCTCTCAGTGTAAAGAGGCGTTGTTGTAAATTTATCAGCGTACTGAACTGGCATTTAATCTCCTACAAACACGTTATTAGATCCCCCTGATGCACCTGGAGCACAGTGCGCACCTCCAGCAGTAGGACATAAGGAATCTGGGGCTGATGTATCGTTATTATTACAAACCATGATACCCCCAATAAAGACGTTGTTTGTTGCAGCCACTAGTGCTCCTTCTCCATGAGAATTCAAGTCTTTATCAATTGACCAAAGTAAATTATTGACGTATACATTTCTTGTTTGTGCGGATACTGTTCTAGCACCACATACTCTTAAATCAGTATCTCTATGAACTGCTGGCATTATGGATTAAAATCTATTCTAGGGGCTTTGAAAAGCATATCTCCTTTGGATTCTACAGTATACGTACCATCAACTAGCATGTTAAGATTGCCGTTGACCTTAATGTTAGCATCACCGCCAATGTAAACATTGTTGTTGCTTGTTGTTATATCGTACTTGTTCCTTGTTGTTTTCATGACAACATCACCGTTCACATCCATCTCAACATACGTACCATTTTTATGCATGAGGTGAATACGCTCTTTTGAAGGAGTATCGTCTATTTCGATAAGATGACCAGACTCTGTACGTATTGTTTTGTTATAGGGATATTTAGCTGCGTAGGGAGATTCCGGTTCTCCAGGAAAAGGTGATTGGGCTAGTATTCTTTTACTGTTTTTTAGAGCCCCAGCTGAGTTTTCTCCTATTGAAGACTTGGGAAGCTCACTTTTTTCGTCGCTACCTGAAAGTCCTGCAAGTGATCCAAGTATTATAGGGATTTGGCAATCATTTCCATCAGCAAAAAAACCAAAGACCGTAGAACCAACCATCAATCCTAATGAACTTACCCCAATACCATCTTTAATTCTCTCATCAATCAGGCCAGCACTCATTATTGAAGAAATAGGAGTGGCCCAAGGAAGATGCTCTGTTGGCACATTAACTAAATCAGGACTCCCGTCGTTTGTAAATGGATGTACATTGTATATCCTCACACGAATACGACCAATTTTTTTAGGATCTTCTCTATCTTCAACCTTACCAAAAAACCATCTGAAACCCTCTTCACCAAGATAAGCTGTTGTCATGTGCTCAACTCTCCTCTACCATACCTTATCAGCTCAAGATGCGTGTCGTACTTTGAATCAACAAGAACATTTACGGAATGTCTAACTGAAGACACGATGTACTTACCGCTTTCAACTTCATTTTTTTCTTTTCCATTAAATAGTGCCTGGTGTCTTGGAACTTCAAGATTAATAACACTACCAGCAACAATTTTCGTATTTCCAGGAATGTCAATGTATATTTTTTGTTGTGTGAGTAAATTTGTGTAGCTGTATTTCTCAGCAAGGGAATCATACAAAAAATTTACAGTTGGGTTTGGAGTATCTTTATATTTTGCAAAAGGAATCAAAAACCCTTTACCTATGAACTTTGAATACTCTTCATTAATTTTACCAGTAAGCAATGAGTTTGCTCCACCCATGAAATCAATAAAAGAGGTATTCTTTGGTGTGTTAGAGTATACTCTTCGTCTGTATGTTTTTGTGTTTAAATCAAAATCTGAAATTACACTATTGAGTCCACCTTCATCCAACAAGTTTATGATATCTACTGGAGTTTTTACAGTATAGTTAGCAAAAAGCCTATGTGCATTAATATCTGACACTGATCCCTCAGGTCCTTTTACGTTTGTAGATATTGCCTCGCGTTGAAAAAATGTTTGTACTTCAGAGGATCCTGCACCACCATTGTTAAACAAAGCTTCAACTGTCGTAAAAAAATATCCGTACTGGTTTTCAAAAAAAAGTATAGGTGTGGATACATCTTTAGCGGATACGGAACGCTGACGAATAAACGAAATTGCGGTTAGTGGATTAAGATATGGAATAATAATCACTGGTAGATCTTTTGTAGGCTCTACATAAATTTTGTTTGTTGTTTCTAATATTCCTTTTAGTATATCTTCTATGATATTTTTTGTAGAAGTACTATAACTTTTTGATACTGTTTTTGCTGAGTTAAGTATATACTCGCTACTATACATTCTCAACGCATACGTTTTACTGCGCAAATTTTCCGCTGTCATAACGCCATTGATCTCTCCAAGTTTAAGAGTGTATTGAAGAGGTTGATCGTTGCCATAACCTAAAAACTTTATTTTAAATATCTCCCCACCAGAAAGATTGAGCCTTTCTTTCAAGTTAGCACCATCAACCATATACACATCTGCAGTAATGTACGGAGTGTAAATTGACTCGTAGATGTCAACAGACTGAATGAAGTTTAGAATACCACTATCTATGTCGTATGTTGTTGTTTTACTGTTAGAAGTAATTGATATTTCTTTAATATCACACTGACTTGGTTTTAAAATCATAACAGTAACAGTTCCTTCAGCTTTTCTTCCACCTTAACAATATACGACGAGTCAAGCAATCTTATATTTTTTCTTTTTTCGTTTATCTCTTCTTCATATTCAAAGTAGGTGACAGGAACAAAATAGTTTTGTATTGTTGGATCAATACTTGTCGATAATGTACTCACAGAAGATACAGTTGAGTTTGCCCCACTTGTAGTACCAATCAAATTATACGTGTTGGAGAAGGATCCTTGAACACAATCAACAATTACAACAGACGAGTTAGAATATTTAAGGTTACCTAAAGCAACAACAATACCTCCACTTGATTGTCTGACTTGCTCTCCTGTAGAATATTCTGTGTTACCAACAAGAGATACCCCTAAAGAAATAGTTTTATTAGTGTTATAAACAACATCTTCTCTTTTTCTTATGTAGCTGGATATTTTGTTATTAGTACCGATAACGGGAGACCAAAAACTTCTTTGTAGATCGGATAGAGCATTATATGCTGCTATTGACAGTGATGAATCATCACTGATGTAATTTGATCTGTAAAATTTAACCTTTGATCTTGCTTCTGAAAGAGATCCATACTTACTTTCCACAAACCGTTTGAAAGAGTTGGTATCTAACGGCCAGTCAAAGTACGGATCAACGGTCATGTTTGAGTAGTATATCACCCAATCATAGCCGGGATCACCATAATACAAATAAGCCAACATATCAGCCCTATCACCCTCTACAATAGTGTACGGATGATATGTGTAGTAGTTCAGATCGTTATCTTTTTGAAATACAACCTTTGCCAGTATATTTCTTACCGTTGTGTTACTATAGGATATAGTGGGGTAGTGTTTGAAAAAATTATCTGCCATAGTTATTATGCGTAAGTACGTTTTTTAGCGTCAACATAATTAAAGTCTTTACTCTCTTCACTATAAAAGTCATTGGCAAGCCACATTTCAACTTCTTGAAAATTGATTGTTAACGTTACTGCAGCTGGCTCAATGAAATCCGAACTTATCTTAGGAAACTCCTTTACGAAAGCTGGACCTACAGGCGTATAATTGACATCTACAGATGTGATCACACACCTTTTGAATAATTTAATTTCTGGATTTATTACAATCTCAAAGATTGCTGGATATTTTAATATAGAAGGAATTTTATCTATTCGTTCAGGTAGCATCTCTCTCCTGAAATAACCAACAATCTTTCTAATGATACCAGATTCTTTTGGATCTTCCGGAAAAAAGGTCCAAGAAAATCCAAAACTTTTAAAACCACCAGGTCCTTGAAAGATAAGAACAGGATATGGATTTGTTGTGACGGGTATCGCTGCTTTTGCAGCAGCTCCTATCGGTCCACCAATACCCTGTAGCCCATAGACAGCAGCACCAGCTGCTGTATCCATAGGATTTTTCAAACCCTTCTCCAAAGCAGATGCAAGTACCTTACCAGCACGATCAGCAACGCCTGATCCAGGTAATAAGTTTTTTACACTTTTAGTCCCATCGGACGTCATAACCTCATTTATTGAATTCCTTAAAAAATCACCACCAGCCATCAGAGATTCTTCACTATACCTGGAATTATATGTATCGGTTACAGTTTGAGGAAATGGTAAATATACAGACTTTTCAAAACTGAACGTTCGCTTTGTTTCATCAGGTCTCGTTGTATTTGCTTTGAAGGCATTAAACTCTATGTAGAATTCATCAGTGAGATCGGGTGGATAAGCTAGAGGTGATATTGATGAAAGAAGGTTAGTTCTTTTCTCTTCAACTTTTTTTTCAGGAATGCTAGAGTGAGGGACATCTAATCCGTCATTTTTAGCTGCCTCATCTAGTTTTGCTTGTCTTACATATTCTACATTCATTTTATTCCTATGAGTTACAAAGGTGTATTTAAACCCAAGAATCCCTCGAAGTATAAGGGTAATCCCTCTAATATTATTTATCGCTCTCTTTGGGAGTGTAAATTTATGGGTTACCTTGACACCCATCCAGACGTGATAGAGTGGGCAAGCGAAGAATTTGCTATTCCATATTTATCACCCATTGACAACAAAGTACACAGATACTTCCCTGATTTCTGGGTTAAAAAAAGAAACAGAGACGGCACAGTGGAAACGGTAGTGGTCGAAATAAAACCCAAAGCTCAGACTCAGCCTCCAAAAACCAAATCAAGAGTTACAAAGAGGTATTTAGAAGAGGTCAAAACATGGGGGATAAATAGCTCTAAGTGGAAATATGCCCAGAAGTTTTGCGAGGAGCGACACTGGAAATTTCAAATACTGACCGAAAATGAATTAGGTATCAAATAATGGCCCAGACATACCAACAGATGCTCAACCAAGCTATTTCAAAAGGAATGGTGGCTGACGCTCGAACTTGGTTTGATACCACTTACAGGGATCTTTCCTCAAAGTCAACAATTAATATTATCAGTAAGGGTGATGATAGGCTCACAAAAACTCTTACAATCGGAAAGATGTATCTTTTCCACTATGACCCTAAGCATAAGGCTACTCTACCACTCTACGATAGGTTCCCCCTCATATTCCCGTTTGAGCATGTAGAAAACGGGTTTTTAGGGATAAACTTCCACTACCTCTCATACACCCAAAGAGCAGTTCTTTTGGACAACTTAATGTCTTTATCTTCTGATAAGACTTTCACTGACCAGATGAAAATTAACTTGAACTATAGATTGTTAAAAGGAATGTCAAAGCTCAAATCATCAAGAGAGTGTATCAAGAAGTATCTAAATAGTCATGTTAGGTCCAGGTTTTTTTACATAAGACCGGATGAGTGGCAAAAAGCAATACTGCTTCCACTAGACGATTTCGTTTATAAGAAAAGATAATGCTAGACATTAACAAGTTTAAATCACAAATACAGTTATATGACGTCGAGAGACCCAATCTCTTCGATACAATAATTTCCATACCAAAGAATATGCCCCAACAAATAGCTGCATACATGGGAGGTCTCGGTGATCAGTTGCGTCTTTTTGCTCAGAATGCCACTCTTCCGGGAGTGCAGATTTCAACGGCTCCAACAAAAAGGTATGGTCTTGGCCCTAATCAGCTTATGCCTATAGGTGTTGAATTCAACAACACAAGTACGATAACATACATTGCTGATGGTAGTGGCCTACTGTACCAGCTATTCTATTTGTGGATAAGACAGATCAATCCTGCATTCAATCAGCGACCAGCTGCCGGCATAGTCGTTCCAGCAACAGTAGATGGAGTAGAACAAGACACTGCCAACCCTACATTTGTTCTTTCATACCAATCCTCTTATGTTTCCGAGATTAAAATAACTTCATACAGAGGAGCACCTGGTAAGTTTGGTGGGTCTGGGTTAGAAGGAGTTGCTCTTTCTGCTGCATCAGCTGCTCTTGGAGCTCCTTTCATTGGATCAATATTGGGTGGGTTATCAAATCCAGACTACAAACTGGAACCAATAAGAACTGTTACGTTATTCAAAGCGTACCCAATAGCTCTAAGTGAGATGTCTCTTTCTTCAAGCTCCGGTGATAGTTACTCAACGTTTAGTGTAACATTTGCATACTACAACTGGAATCAAGAAGTATTTGACAGTAAAAAAGCAGACGAGTCATCAGGTGGATTTTTTTAAATTTTTTTATAGTTATTAGGAGATTATTATGGCTTTGCCAAAATTGATGCACCCAACCTTTGAGTTGATTATACCGTCCACAAAACAAAAAGTTAGATTTAGACCATTCCTTGTTAAAGAAGAGAAGTTGATGTTGATGGCTAAACAAAGTGGTGAGCAGCAAGATGTAATGAGTGTTGTCCAACAAGTTATTGTCAACTGTGATGTGGATGGGACTGTTGATCCGCAAACACTAGCATCCTTTGATTTAGAATACCTGTTCTTACAACTGAGGGCCAAATCTGTCGGAGAGACAATTGATATTTCATACAGCGACCCTGATGATGAGAAAACATACACCTTTAAAATAAACGTTGATGACATAAAAGTTGTGGAGAATCCAGAGCATAGTAGAGTAATTAAATTATCTGATACTTCCGGGATAGTTATGAGGTATCCGAGCGCAAAGTTGATGGGTGAAGTGCTTGCTAGGGAAGAAGTTACGGATATCTTATTTTTTATGATTGGTGGGTGTATGGAACAATTTTATGATGGTGAAAACATTCAATACTTTAAGGACTCTAAAGCAGAGGAAATAGAATCATTCATCGAAGATTTGCCCACTTCTGTTCTTAAAAGTTTCGAAAAGTTTTTTGATACAATGCCTAAATTATATCATAAAATAAGTTATACAAATGAAAAGGGGACGGAAAGAGAAGTAGAGTTTAAGTCTATAGAAGATTTTTTCACCTTGGGCTGAGTCATAACAACTTAGAAAACTACTATAATGTGGTTTTCATTTTGGCTCAGCATCATCATTATTCAATAACTGAGGTTGAAAACTTAATTCCGTTTGAAAGAGACATATTTCTAGAGTTATTAAAGCATCATATAAAGAGTCAAGAGGATATAGCAAAGAATGGCAACAGCTGATACTAGAAGCTACATTGAACAGATAAAAGAAATGCGTGCGCTGCGTATGCAGCAGCTGAAGCAAGTTAACGCTGATATCAGATATCAATCAGCAATGCTTAGCTATCAACGAAACATTATACGTACCAACGAAAAGATGGTCAACAGTATAACATCCCTTGGTAGAACTATCACCGGATTTGTATCCAGCGTAGCAAAAACCGGTGGTGCCGCTGTTGGTGCTGCAGCTTCAGGAGTGTCAAGTGTGTCTAACTCCATAGTTTCCGGGTTAGGAAAAGTTCTTCCTCTTGCAATAGCAGGATTGCTTGCTAAGGTTATGCTTTGGGATAATATGTCTGGAGACACTAAAAACAGACTAAGTAAAGGATTCGGAAGTTTATTCAACAAGCTGTTTTCCTTTGTTGAGAATACTTTTGACAATATAACAGCTGGTATATTGCGAACAGTTCAACAAATCAAAGATGCATACAAAAGTCTTGATATAAAATTTCCAATTGTTAATACTGTGATCAAGAAGTTTGGTGCTCTTGTTGATATGATTGCGGCCGGGTTTGATATTGTAAAACCTTTTTTTGATGGTATCATAGATCTCGTCAAAGCAGATCCTGCTAAGGTTATGAAAGATACCTTAAAGATAATGGCAGGTGGTGTTCTCCTTAGATATATGATTCCAGTTGCAGCTAGTATTGTCACTACCCTACTGGCCAACAGACTCCTCGTTAACAGTATGATCAAATCAATGGGAGCTGCAACTGGAGGCAGTCTACTAGGAAGCGCTCTTACCGGTGCTGGAACTGCAGCGGCTACTGCATATGGTATAGACAAGTATAGAAACGGTAGACCAGGAGCTATCACTCCAGCTGTGAAAGCATCTGCTAGACAAGCTGCAAGGACTGCTGCAATAGAAGCAGCGGCCGCACGTGGTTTTGGTGCTCGAGCAGCAGTCCTTGTTCCTTATGTTGGTTGGTTGCTAGCGACTGGATTCACAATATATCAAGTGTACGAGATGTTTAAAGAGTATGGTATCAGTGAAGAAGAAATTAATCAAGCAGTAGCTCTTTCAGACGGAGAAAATCTTGATATGTCCAAGGGGCTGGTTGCTATGGGAAACCGAGCCCCTAAGCCAACGGAGGAAAACCTTAAGAAGGCGGAGCAGTTCAAAGAGCTTTCAAAGATAGGACCACAAGCTGATCCGAATGCAGCAAGCCCACAAGAAATTCAAGCATCGTTACAGCGATCCGCAGCAGAGATAGAAAAACTTGCGATCCATGCTAAGATTGTAGAAGCCTACAAAGATAGACAAAAACAAAAGGAACGGGAAGAAAAGGGGCAGGATCTTGAGATTTTAAAGGAATTCAATAGATTGTGGGCTAGCCTCAGTCCCTCAGAAAGAAATTTTGCAATTGAACAAAGATATATTCTCATAGAAACTGCTGACTTCTATTACTACCCAGATGAAAAGGGTAAGATGGTGAGGATATCTCGTGACAAATATGATCAAGCTATGAACGAAATCATCAGCGAGAATATGAGTGATGAGGATAAGGGATCTTTCAAAACTGGATTAGCGAATCTCATATCTAAACATGAGGCTGGTGGATCATACGACATTCCTTATGGTGGTTCCATAAAAGATGGAAAGATTATGCCCAAGTATGTTCCGTTCCCAGAAGGAATTACCGGTGTATCTCAAATGACTGGTAAGCAGTTATTGGATTATCAAAGTAAGCAGATAACTGCTACTATGGGTAAGGTTGGAGCTGGTCCAAACAAAGGAACCGGTGCAGTAGGAGCTTTTCAATTTACTCGAGAGAATGTTCAGGAATTTTATAATAGACACCCCGACCTACTAGACAAACCGTTCAGCCCCGAAGTTCAGCAAATGATGTTTGATGAGTTCTCAAATGGTAAGATCAAAGAGCTGATTAGTAAAGGCGATATGAAGGGGCTCCAAGAGTTTGTAAGAAAACATTGGCAAATTTTCAGTAAGAGTGATACAGCTTCCAGAGAGCTTGCTGAATATTTCAAAAATCCATCTGCAGTGTCTGATAGCGAAAGAAAGCTGTCGGAAGAAAAGAGACGGAAGCTAGCTATTGATAGATATAATGAAGCTTATAAAAGATTGATGGAACCTGTGGGTCCTGAAGAGTTAGAACTTATGACTATAAAAGGTGAAAGCGTTACAGATAAAATCACAGAAAAAGTCAAAGATTACTACGAGGAACGCAAACAATCAATTAAAGATATTATGGAGAAGCAAAGAAAGGCTAACGACCCGAAAGAGTTAATGTCAGAACTACTCGACACGCTGAATATACTTGGAGAGGTCAATCAGGCAACGAACTGGGATGTACCTGGACTAGCTTCTGCTCCAGTAAATAATTATAATATAGTCAATAACAATACATCAACTTCAATGGCTGGTGGATCAAGAAGTGTTTATCCCGAGTATTCTAGGAACAACTACGACCACTCTTCCCTAGCAGGGGTCACAAGACTGGGATGATAAAAAAAGGGGCCTAGGCCCCTTTCTTTTTAGTCGTTAATCAGTGACTTAAATGCTTCAAGATCTTCATCTTCATCCCATGGAGCGTCAACCTTGGGTTTAGAAGCTGGTTTAGCACTCTTAGCAGGCTTTGCCATCTGCTCGAACTCCTCCTCACTATCTTCTTCAATAGTACGTTGAGAAACGTTCTGCACAGGCTTAGAAGCACCACCATCAAGAGCTAACACACGATAGAGCTTTTGCTTCAACTCATCATACGGTTTAAAGTGCTTCTCATCCAAGAATTCCTGTAGAGAGTGTTCTTGCTTCCAAATTGCCTCGAGTTCAGAGTCATCGTCCATAAGAGGACCCGCAGTATCAAATTCAGACTTATCGTAGTTACGATAGCCTTCAACATTACGAATCTTCAGCTTGAAGTTAGCACCAGTCCAAAGATCAAACGGGTTAATTGGATCTTCATCTTCGAACTCAGGGTTCATAGCGGCATTTAGCTTATCAAAGATCTTCTTGCCATACTTGAATAGGAAGACTTTACCTTCGTTTTCTGGGTGTGCCTTATCACTGACAACATAAATGTTGGAGATAAAGTTTAGTTTGCGCTTCTGATTACGCACTTGGGTCTTGTTTGCTTCGATACCAGTAGCCCAAAGCTGGCTGTTGTACTCAGATACTGGGTCAGCTTTACCAATCGTAGTAAGAGAGTTCTCAATATACCACTGTCCATTAGGTCCTTTGAAACCGTGATTAAAGACACGGACAAAAGGAACATCCTCACCATCGGGTGCTGGTAGGAATCGAATAACAGCATACCCGTTACCTGACTTATCTACTTCTGGCTGCCAGAATCGATTATCAGCTTCACGTGCTGCCCCTTCAGGATTGGCTAGCTTTGATACTTGCTGGGTGATTTTGTCGAATGACGTTTTGGAAGACTTCTTGAGATTAGAAAATGACATCGTATGCTCCTTGTATAAATTGTATTAAATGTATGATTGTATATTACTTTGTCCACTTGAAACCATAGCCATAGTATTATTTATCATTTCTTGATTAAAGTCAACAAAATTATTTTACCAAACAACCGTTACAATCGTGACAGTTTGAATGGTGCAAGTTTGTTGCTAACAGGTACTTGGGATTAGAAATTGGTTTGTTACCCTGATGTGGAAAGAACCAGTATGGGGGAAAAATTACAACTGATCCTTTTTTGGGTTTGAAAGAAACACCGAAATCGGGAAAGTCGGTTTCGCCACCCTCTTCAACGTCATTAAGATAACAAAAGATGTTCATAAATCTAGCACTACTACAGATGCTATCTGCATCACAATGAATTTTAAACTCATCGCTTCCATTGTTTTCATATTTCTTTATTCTGAGAAATTCAAAAGAATATGATTTGGGGAAAAAATTATTTGAAAGTGGGAAATCACTCTTATATAGTGTTGCTGCTTTATTAAGCAAAGAAGCCACGTGATTGTTGAATCTGACGTGCTCTTCTTTAACAGATGCGGTGGTAAATATTAGCTCTGCAAAGTCAGGAGCTTGCTCATACATTCCGTGATGATAGTTCGTGACCAGGTCTTTATGGTTCTCATAAAACTCTACAAAATAATCACAGTAATGATCGGGAACAATGTTCGGATAACATTTTATCAAATCAGTTAGTTTCATGTTCTTCTATATGCTTGTTGAATTGTTTTTGATGCTGATCAAGTAGTTCCATATATTTTTCTCGATCATACTTCACAAAAGGCAAAAACTTTATCAGCTTGATATACTCACTTTTCCATACTGGGTCTTTCAGCATCTCGTTCCAGTACATGAACATCAGACCTTTCCAAAGACCATCCATCACAATCAATGTCTCGATACATATTTCTTTTGACAAATACTTTCTGAACAGCCTTGGATGTTGACCTTCAACAACACGTATCTCGTCTTTCATTGATCCGATATTTTCTAGATCGTTTTTGAACACGTATGACAGCGATTGCTTGCGTTTCAACCATTCCCTATACTGTTTCTCTGCTGCCTGCTCGTTAACCAGATCACCCACCCAAAGATCTCCGTATGCAAGGTTTGCAACTAGGAATCCTTCTATATCCTTGTGCTTTGCTAACTTTGCAAAGAAATATTTGTCGTTCCGCTTTTCAAAAGCTTTGTGAGTTGTTCGAACCTTACCTTGGTACTTAAAATAATCATATGACTCTGAATTAAAGTGCCTCTTCAGAGCACAATACATCTTATAGGCATCATAATCACTCATAAAGGTAGTTTGTGTGTTTTTGGCAAATAGTTAAGATGTTCAGCCTCGTCTTGGATCAATGCTTTTAGCTTTGCATTATTCTTTATCAGTGAGGCAGCCGTTTCAATATCAACACCGTTCTTCTCACAGAAGTATACTACCGCATCAATATACTCCATTTTTTTATGTTTGACAAGATCTTCAATCTCTTTAGAAAATTCTACTATGCTTACGAAATTAAGATCTTGGATCATATCTATGCCTCGAATAAAATATATGCTGACCAATACGAACTTTTTTATTCAGCTTCCATCCTGGTTTGATGTATGCGGCATGGAAAAACAGTGAGCCTTTACTAGGGTCGTATGTTTTGTTGTTGGGATGCATTGTTGCTATGTCACGAGCCATATCTTTAATACGCTCAAACTGTTCCCTGTTTCTGATCTGTGGATTTCTTCCAAATATACAAACCCATGAAAACTGGCATACGGAACCAACACGTTGGTAAACGACCTCACAAATTGATTTTGGAAACTGCGGATCTTGCACTCGATTCATCGTGACAAACCCTACAGCTTTGATACCAGCATCTGGTTCATTTCTTGCTTCGAAGTACATATTCTTGGCTAAACACTCTATTTGCTTTTCAGGGACACGTACTATTTGTTCCTGAACGTCCTGTTGAGTATCAATTACTTCATCAAATTGATTGTTTGCAAATACAAGTGAACATAAACCAAGAAGTGTTATTAACACTATCTTTTTCATGTTAACTTCCTCTTTGTTAATTAAGGGATTTTCTTGCTGTGAAGAGGTGCTGCTTTCAGTTACTAGATTGTTAAATATCAAAATGCCATCCTTATCAAGCACTGCTCATAGTGTATTGGACCACTGGATCCCGTTGGAGATAATTTTATTTATAATAAAAAAAACGGTGGATCTTTGGATAATCCACCGTATCTTATAC